CGATAAGGTCGCGCGTCGAAAATGAAGGGTTGTCGTTTTTGACGATTACCCTCCCTACCTTTTGTCGGGACTTCGAAAGATGTCTCGATAAAGGATTCGTAGCCGCAGCAGACTTCAAACAATTTCGGAAGTCTGGACCGATCCCCGCATTTTTGCAGGACATGGTCGGCGTGATTTTCGACACTGAGACAGGAAGGATTAACGATGATGTTTATAGATCTACTACTCCCCAACGTGTTACTCGTTCTGTTGCTAGCGTTAGGCAGATTTGCCTTGCTTTCAAGAAGATCAAGTTTCCTTGCACTCCCGAGAGGGATGCAAAAGCGTTGGAGAGTTTCATCGAAAATGAACGCGCTTTTAACGTCTTCCCGTTACCGAAGGCCGATGACAAGTTCTTCGAACTTGTCTCGGCTGTGCTTTGGGATAACACCATCTTTGGCTTACGCCTTGATGATATGGTCCCAAAACATGGTCCCGGACAGACTGCCGAACGTATTTCCGGAAACGGTAAGTACGTCTGGCGTCGTTGGCACTCTCGTCTTGAGCCTTATTTCCCTCTACTTGGAACAGCTCTCCCGGCATCATGCCTGGAGGGTTGGACTGCGTCAGAGGAGCTCAAGAACGTTTCGATTGTGCATGAAACCGATGAACAGCCCGTTAGGGTCATCACGGTTCCAAAGACGTTGAAAAGTCCCAGGATCATTGCCATTGAACCCTGCTGCATGCAATACACGCAGCAAGCGATTTCGGGCGCTTTAATCCGCGCCATCGAGTCGTCTGAGTTGGCGGGTGGTCATGTAAATTTTCGTGACCAGTCCGTTAATCAGAGGTTGGCTTTGATTTCTTCTTACGACGGTCGATTAGCAACGATCGATCTCTCTGAAGCGAGTGACCGTGTACCTATCGGTTATGCGCTCAAGATGTTCAGTTCGAATCGAGATTTACTCGACGCGATCTGCGCATGTCGTTCGACGAAGGCACAAATGCCAAGCGGAGAAATTATTACGCTTCGCAAATTTGCCTCAATGGGTAGCGCTCTGTGTTTTCCGATAGAGGCGATGTATTTCTACACTATTTGTGTAGTCGCCTCTCTTCGGTTTCACAACCTTCCTGTAAGCCGCGCGAACGTTAAATCCGTTTCGCGCGACGTCTACGTCTACGGGGATGATATACTTGTTCCCTCTGACGTTGCGTTGGTCGTTCTCGATCACCTACGAAAATACAATTGTAAGGTGAATACCAACAAGACTTTCTATTCTGGAAAGTTTAGAGAGTCGTGTGGTGTGGACGCGTTTTGTGGGAGCGATGTAACACCGCTCTACATAAATACAGCGCCACCTGAGAATAGACAGCAGTGTGGGAACCTCGTTTCATTTGTCTCGACCGCCAACCACTTTTCGAAACGTGGCTGGTATCGAGTATCTCAGCTCCTCTTTTCAAAAGTGGAGCGCATCTTGGGGATGCTACCCTGGGTTGCTGAGACAAGCCCCGCATTGGGCCGTTACTTACCGTACACCTCCTCACCTCGAAAGAGGTTTAATAGGAAATTACAGCGCCTAGAAATAAGGTGCTGGGTGACGGACTCAGCCTTTCGCA